ACGGCAGCCTGGTCGTGGAGACGGTCAACGCAAACACACTCGCATCCTTCATCAAGGAGCAGCGGGAAGCCACGGGCGAGGACGTCCCGGCATGGCTCGGCGATACCGTCAGTACTTACGAAAAAGTGTCGGTCGGCATCCGCAAGTCGTAGGAACACCGATTCACTGCACCAATGCAAAAACCACAACTTATTTCATTTCATAGGAGGACATTGATCATGTCAGATAAGAAGAATACTGAGATCGCAGTGAACGAGGGTTTCGCTGCACTTGCAAACAGAGACGTACTGAACGAGGCGATGGCGGACGATTGCCAGGGGCTTGAGTTTTCCTTTGACCGCGTGAAGCTGCCCGCAGGCGGCGGCACAGCTTTCGAGATTCCCTCTGCCGAGAGCGATGAGTCCGAGATGGCGAAGGACATCACCGGCGTTATCGTCTACAACCATCCGGCTTATGCCTACTACCACGACAAGTACACGGGCGGGAACAATCCTCCCGACTGCGGCTCCTTTGACGGCGTGACGGGCATCGGCACTCCCGGCGGGAACTGCGCAAGCTGTCCGTATAACAAGTTCGGCAGCGGAGAGGGTCAGAGCAAACTGTGCAAAAACAAGCGTATGCTCTACATCCTGCGCGAGGGAGAACTGTTCCCCATCACGCTGTCCCTGCCGACCGGGTCGCTCAAGTCCTTCACGAACTATGTGAAGAGCCAGCTTTCCCGCGGGCGCAAGCTGAACCAGGTGGTCACGAAGATTACGCTGAAGAAGGCCACCAACGCATCCGGCATCGCATTCTCCCAGGCGGTATTTTCGTTTGAGCGTATGCTGACCGCCGATGAGCGTAGCGCCGTGGCGGGCGTGTCGGAAACGGTCAAGGCGTATGCCGCGAACCTGACTCCGGCATCCCTCATTGACGATGAGCCGCTGGTCGATCCCGAAACGGGAGAAATCATCGAACCTTTGAAGTAAAGCACACGAAAGCCCGGAGGGGTACAACGCTCCTCCGGGTATTTCCCATAGGAGTGATTGCGCATGAATACAGAATATAACTGTGTGACCACGGTGGACGGGATAAAGGATTACATCGGCGGCAGCGGTATTGTCGCTTTTGACTTTGAGACTGCTCCCGATGATCCGTACCGCGAGGAGGACAAGGCGGCTCTCGATCCTGCGAGGGCGCATATTGTCGGATGCTCCTTCTCCGTCAAGGAAGGCACGGGCATCTATGTCCCCATTGCCCACCGTATCGGCACCAACATAGACCAGGACGCTTTTTTTGCATTTCTTACGGCGTTCCTCATGGATAAAACGGTTATAAAGATCGCCCACAACATTGCCTTTGAATCCTCGATGGCGTATGCGAAGGGCATCGTGATCCAGGCTCCCGTGTACGACACGATCTGTGCGTCACAGATGAGCCTTAAAAGCATATACGAGTTCCGCAAGCTGAACGAAAGCGGTCTGAAACGGCTGGCGGAGGAACTGTTCGGAGAACCGCTCCCTTCGTTTTCGAGCGTCACAGACGGGAAGCACTTTGACGAACTGGACGCGCAGGACGAGGAAACCGTCCGTTACGGCTCTGCGGACTCCGATTTTGCCCTTCGGCTCTATCACAAGTTCAACGACTGGTTCGACCGCTACCTTCCGAAACACAGGTACATCGTGGAGGAGATCGAAAGCCCGACCGCCGTGTACCTCGGCATCATGAAAACAAACGGCATCCCGGTCAACCTCCCGCTCATGCAGGAGCGCAAGGCCGAGGCTGAAAACGAGATGGAACGCATCCGCAGGGAGATCGAGTTCATCATCGGTGATGTGAACATCGGTGCGAACTGCTCCACGCAGGCGTTCAAGAATTATCTGTATAAAGACCTGGGGCTGCCCATTTTGAAGACCACGGAAACCAACCGCGAGGCGGCTGACGATATGACGATGACGCTCCTCAAGGAGTGGTGCGATACGAATCGGCCGGAACTGTCGGGGCTTTTCACGCTGGTGCAGGAGTACCGCAAGTGGGGCAAGATCAAGTCCACATATATCGACGGGTATTTGAAATACCTCAATCCCGTGACGGGCTGCATCCATCCCGAACTGTTCGCTCTGTCCACGGATACGGGCAGGATGAACTGCCGCAATCCGAACGCGCAGAATATGCCCAGGAAAACCAACGATCCCATCGGCGTCCGCAATTTTATAAAAGCGCCGGAAGGATGCCTTATCCTCTCGCTTGATTTCTCACAGATAGAACTGCGCGTGGGTGCGTTCTACTGCCGCGATGAGAGGATGCTCGACACCTACCGCAAAAACGGCGATATCCACGCCGCCACGACCAGCGTCATTTTCGGCGTGAGCTACGAGGAAGCCCAGGACAAGCATTCGGAAAATTACAAGGAACACAGGACGATTGCCAAGAACGTGAACTTCGGCACATTCTACGGGCTGTTCCCGCGAGGACTCCAGAAAACGCTGAAGTTTAAGGCGGGGGTTGAAAAATCCGTGAGTGAGTGTGAGGAGATACTTTTTAACCTCAAGCACGGATACAAGGGTCTGACTGCATGGCAGGAAGAGACGAAGGCAGAAGCCGCAAGGCGTATGTACTCGGAAACCTGGCTCGGAAGGCGCAGGTACCTTCCCGGTATCACCTCGGATAATTGGGGACAGAAGTCGTTTGTGGAGCGGTGCGCGCTGAACACGCCTATCCAGGGAACGGCGGCGGATATTCTGAAGCTCGCCATCACGAGGATACTTGCCGGACTGCCGGAGCGGGAATGGCTCAAGCCCATCCTTCAGATACACGATGAACTGACTTTCATTATCCCGGAGGACAAGCTGTCGGAGGCGGTGGCTTTTATCCGTACCTGTATGGAAGAAAAGCCCTTCCCGGAGTTTGACCTTCCGCTGATCGCGGAGGCGTCCGCGGGACCGACCTTTGGAATGATGGAAGAACTGGAGGATTGATGTATGTATAAAAACAGCGAAGGCTACGCCGATCCGACCGCAGGGTCGGCGATGAGCCAGATAATGAAAGAATACCGGCAAAAGCAGAAAAAACGCTATGCCGACAAGAACCGCAGGAAGATATATGTGGCTTCCCGATACGCTGGCGATGTGGATGCGAATGTCGCGGCGGCGATCACATACTGCCGCCGTGTGATAGACGAGGGCTATATGCCGGTGGCGAGCCATCTTCTGTATCCGCAGATACTTAACGATAACGATCCCAATGAACGGGACCTTGGGCTGCTGTTCGGACTTGCGCTCCTTGCCGTCTGTGATGAGGTGTGGGTGTTCGGCAGCGTATCGCCTGGTGTCGCGCAGGAGATCGAGGAGGCAAAACGGCTGAAGAAGCAGATCAGATATTTTGAGGAGGTGGGCGCATGAACGTAACGGTGACCGATGTACTCGGTTCTCTATTTAATCCGACCGATACCGTCTGCTTCCGCGTCTTTGACGATAAGAAGGGCGGTGTGTTCCAGGGGTCGAAGCTTTCCTGCGAATGCGGGAAGTACAAAAGCATAGAAGAAACGCTCAAGAACCACAATGCCATGAACCGCGGCATCTTCTTCGTGGTCAACTACGGCGGGCAGGACGATGATTCCATTACGAGGATCAATGCGCAGTTCGTGGAGATGGACAACGACAGCTTTGACGAGCAGCAGAAAAAGATCGATGCTTTCCCGCTCCCTCCGTCAATGGTCATGAAAACGCAGAAATCCTACCATGTGTACTGGTTCATGGACTCGACCGCCAAGGTGGAGCGTTTCCGCATGATACAGACGCAGCTTGTAAAGCACTTTGACGGCGATCCGATGTGCGTGAACGAGTCGAGGGTCATGCGCCTTCCCGGTTTCATGCACTGCAAGAAGGACACTCCCGTGGAAGTGACCTGCGTCAGTTTCCATCCCGAACGCAAATACACGCAGGATCAGCTGTCGGACGTACTGCCGGAGGTAGACCTTGTACCCGTGGAGCGCAAGAGCGGCACGGAAAAGGGCATCGACCAGGTCATGCGTTCGTGTGTTTTCATGCAGCATTGCCGCGATGACGCCGCGTCCCTTTCGGAGCATGACTGGTATGCCATGATAACGAATCTTGCTCCCTTTGAGGGCGGCACGAAGATGATACACGACCTGTCCGCTCCGTATCCGGGATATAGCGAGGGCAACACGCAGAAGAAGATCAATCATTTTCTGGAGAGCGGGACAAATCCCATCACCTGCAAGACCATCTGTGAAAAGGGCTTCAAGTGTCCGAAATTCGCAGCCGGCGAATGCCCGGTAAAGTCCCCTGCGGCGTGGTGCTATCAGCCGATGGGCGCGGACGCTCTTCTCGACATCCTGCACGGCATCCCCGTGACGGGCGAGGCAATCAAGGACTTGCAGGAGGCCAAGCAGTTTGTGTCGGATTATCTGTATAACCAGGACGTGGTGACGGCGGACGTCATCATCAATTCCGAAATCCGCGACCATTTCAAACTGAAGGCATCGTTTCTTAAATCGCTGAATCAGGTGTTCAAGGATGCCAGCAAAGCGTACCAGGCAAGCAAGAACGCAAAGAGAGCCAAGGCGGGTACGGCGATCCCCGACTGGTACGAGCCGACCGATAAGGGTCTGCGTTTCCTGCCCGGTGTGCTTGCGAAGGATATGTCGGACGGGCAGCAGGTATTCTATGCGGCGGAGCAGCACTTCAGCTATCGGGGCGGCGTGTATGTCGAGATGTCCGAGATGGAAGCGCAGCGGCTCGTGCAGGAGAAGATGCTGATACGGGAAACGAAGATGTCGCAGATCATTGATGCGGAGAAACAGTGGCGTCTCCTGGTGCAGAGGGACATCCGCGAACTGAACGCAAATCCCTACATCATCAATGTCCGCAATGGCTTATACAACGTGCTGGAGGATACGCTGACAGAACACACGCCGGATTATTACTCTACGGTGCAGTTGAATGTGACCTATGACAAAAAGGCGGACTGCCCGTTGTTTAAGAAGTTCCTTGCGGAGTCGATGGGCGGTGATATGGAGCAGGTCGGCCTGATTCAAGAGATGCTCGGCTATTTCCTTATCCCGGTCAACTCGGCGCAGAAGTGCTTTGTTATCGTGGGCGTGGCGTCTGCCGGAAAGTCGGTGCTTTTGCGGGTGCTGAACGATGTGCTTCTCGGCAAGCAGAACGTGTCCAATGTATCCTGGCAGGCTCTGAACGAGCGGTTCAAGACGGCGGAGCTTTTCGGCAAGCTGGCTAACATCTTCGCCGACCTGCCCACGAAGAACATTGATGATAACGGCATCTTCAAGGCTCTTGTGGGCGAGGACTATCTGACCGTGGAGAAAAAGAACAAGAATCCGTTCTCGTTCCAGTCGAGCGCAAGACTCCTGTTTTCCTGCAACAGTATCCCGAAGAACTACGGCGATAAGTCGGAGGGCTTTTACCGCAGGCTCATCATCATACGGTTCAATCATACCGTGCCGCAGGACAAGCGCGATCCCGAACTGCTGGAGAAGTTCCGCATGGAAGCGGACGGCATATTTCTGTTCGCGCTGGAGGGGCTGCGCAGGCTGATGAACAACCATTATGTGTTCTCCGAGACGCAGGTCAATGCGAACGAGCTGCAGCAGTACCGCGAGGAGTCGGATTCCGTGCTGTCGTTCGTGAAGGACTATTGCGAACTGGATGCTGAGTATAGCGCCGGGTCCACGGAACTGTTCAACGCATATAAGGGGTACTGCGAGGAATGCGGCCTGAAACCGTACTCGCAGAAGAACTTCGTGCAGCAAATCACGGCGGCGTTCCCCGATGTGACACGGGACATCGACCGCATGGCGAAAAGGCGCATTTTGACGGGGATAAGGCTCGGAGAGGTGCTGGGATGATGAATCCCGGCGGCCTTTCCACGAGGATATTCGGAACACGAGAACACGTTGGAACACCAAAATCCTATCTCCCCATATATAATACACATATTTTTATATACCCTTAATTTCCACCACAAAAAATATATGAAAATAGGATTTCTCGTGTTCCATGTGTTCCAAGCGTTGAAAATACGGAGGTTTTAGGAACAGATGAAAGAAGCGGACATTGTAAAAGCAATCATGAAGTACCTTAAGACCGTGCCGGGGTGCTTCTGCTGGAAAGAACACGGCGGTATGTACGGGACGGCGGGCATTCCCGATATCATTGCCTGCATTGGAGGACACTTCTTCGGATTTGAGGTAAAGACCGATAGCGGCAAGCCTACGAAGCTCCAGGAAGCAACAATCCGTAAAATCCTCGCGGCGGGCGGCACTGCGCTGGTGGTGCGTTCGGTGGACGAGGTGCGAACCGCGATAAACGGTTCCCTGCGCTGATACAAAGATACATCGCTCCGATGCAACGATGCCTATTTCCGAAAATGGGAGGTATCGAATATGAGCGACATCACAAATTACGAGAACCTTGCGAACGCCATAATCCTGCAGGCCGCGAAGGACTATCGGATGGCTCTGAAGTGTCTGAAGGCGAATCCGAAGAACAGGACGGCTCTGGCGGACAAGGACGAGATCGAGAGATTCTTCCGTTCGCAATGGTTCACGGTTTTAACGAGTGTTGACGGTGAGATGCTGATCCGCTCCCTGACAATGGAGGTGGACGCATGACCGCTAAAGAATATCTGAACCAGGCGCGGCACCTGGACGCACTCATCAACTGCCGCCTGCGTGAGATTGACTACTGGAGAGATTTATCGAGCAGCGTCTCAGGCACGAGATTTGACGGAATGCCGCACAGTCCCAACCGTCCGACAGACGCTCCCTTCGTCAGGTGTCTTGAAAAGATAGACGAGATTCAGCGGAGCGTGGAGGAAAAGGTGGCATACCTTATCAGCCTGCGTGACGAGATAAACGCACGGATCGATATGCTGGATAACCACGAGGAGCAGGTTCTTCTCCGCTACCGTTACATCGATGGATTCACCTGGGAAGAGATCGAAAGCATGATGAACGTGTCGGAAAGGACTGCGTTCCGTATCCACGGCAACGCACTCGCTCATTTTCCTGTGCCGGATTGAAAGTTGGCAGTCTTTGGCAGTAAATGCCGGTGTTTGGCATACTTGACCTATGGTATGATTACAATAGCAAAATAGAGCAAGACGAGCCTCGGAGGAGTAATCCTTCCGGGGCTTTTCTTATGCCCGGAAAGCGAGGTGATTGGTATGCCGAGGAGACCACGGCGCGGGTGCGCCTACAGCGGCTGTCCAAGGCTGGCTGTCGAGGGCGGTCAATACTGCGAAGAGCATCAGAGACTTGCCGCGCAGCAGTACAACAAACACACGCGCAGTCCCGACACGAACAAGAAGTACGGAAGAGCCTGGAAGAGAATCCGCGACCGCTACGCTACGGCGCATCCCTTGTGTGAGATGTGCCTTAAGGAAGGACGGCTGACTCCCGTGGAGGAGGTACACCATATTCTCCCCATTTCCCAAGGCGGCGATCATCGTGAGAGTAACTTGATGAGCCTCTGCCAGTCCTGCCACACCAAGATTCATCTTGAAATGGGCGACAGGCAGATCAGAAGCTGACCGGGAGGGGCGGTCAAAATCTCTGTGACTTAGCTTTGCGGACAGCGGCCTGGGGCTTCGTGCGCGAATTTTCGTATTCAAACGGGGTATTAACCCTGCGAATGCAGATCGGAGGTGAGAATGTGGCAAAAGACGGTACCAACAGGGGCGGTCCCAGACCGGGAACGGGTCCGAAAAGGAAACCGCTCGTAGACAAAATACAGGACGGCACGGCAAAGGGAACGCTGGTGATGCCGGACGATCTGCCGGAGCCTGCGGATATCCGGGGTGAGGATGTTCCTCCCGTCAGGGATTACCTCAAGGCAAAGCAGAAAAACGGCAGCGACCTGTGTGCCGAGGAGATTTTCAGAGAAACGTGGCTGTGGCTAAAGGCGCGGGGCTGTGAAATGTTAGTAAACAACCAGCTTATAGAGCAGTACGCGATGAGCGTGGCGCGGTGGATTCAATGCGAGGAAGCGATATCCGAATTCGGGTACCTCGCCAAGCATCCCACCACGGGGAACGCCATCGCATCGCCTTATGTGTCCATGAGCCGCGACTACAAGAAACAGGTCAATGCGGACTGGTTCCAAATCTATCAGATCGTGCGTGAGAACTGCTCCGTGGAATATGACGGCGCAAGCCCGCAGGACGATCTGATGGAGCGGCTGCTCCGCGCAAGGAACAGAAAATAAAAGAAATGGAGATATGGACATGAAAACTTACAAGACAGCGGAAAGCGTATGCGCAGGACATCCCGACAAGCTGTGCGACTTCATCGCCGACAGCATCTTGGACGCCTGCCTTTACAAAGACAAGTCCTCCCGCGTAGCCTGCGAGGTCATGGCGGCGGGACGGCGCATCATCGTTGCGGGCGAGATCACCTGCTCGAAGACCGTGGATATCCGATACACCGTCCGCAGGGCGCTGGAGAAGGTCGGCTACAATCCTTACGGCTTCCTCATTTATGTGTTCATCCGCAAGCAGAGCCGCGACATCGCGGGCGGCGTGGACATGAGCATTGAAGCAAGGAACGGCGATACCTCCTGTTACGCCAATCTCGGCGCGGGCGATCAGGGCACCGTGTACGGGTACGCTACCAACGAGACAAGGGAGTACATTCCCCTGCCGCTCCTTCTTTCACACAAAATATGTAAAAGACTGGACGCCGTCAGGAAGGACAACCTCATCCACGGCATCAAGCCGGACGGCAAGGCGCAGGTCACCGTGGAATATGTGAACGGCAGGCCAAAGCGCGTAAAGACCATCGTGGTTTCCGTCCAGCACGACAAGGACAAAGACTTGGATGTGTTAAAGAGCGAGATCATTGCCGAGGTGCTGCATCCCGTGTTTACGAAGTTCCCGTTTGACGATGACACCGAAATCCTCGTCAATCCTTCCGGCAGATTCGTTGAGGGCGGTCCCAAGGCTGACACGGGGCTGACAGGCAGGAAACTGATGGTAGATACCTACGGCGGACTCGGCGCTCATGGCGGCGGCGCGTTCTCCGGCAAGGACCCGACCAAGGTCGACCGCTCCGGCGCGTACATGGCAAGGTGCATCGCAAAGAACATCGTGTTCGCGGAACTGGCTGACGAGTGCCAGGTCGCTATCAGCTACGCCATCGGAAAAGCCGATCCCGTGGCTGTCCAGATCGATACGTTCGGCACGGGAAAGGTCAGCGATGAAGTGATCGCCAAGGCTGTGAACAAGGTTTTCAATATGCGTCCGGCGGCGATTATCAACGAGTTTTGCCTGCGGAACTGCTCCTTTGCGGAGTATTCCGCATACGGGCATTTCGGCAACGGTTATCCCACCTGGGAACATACCGACAAATACAGAGAATTGAGGGAGGCGGTGAAGCGCTATGAAGACAACGACTGAAATGCAGCTCGTTCCGATCACAAAGCTGGTGCCGTATGTCAATAATGCGCGTACCCACTCCCCGGAACAGATAAACAAGCTGCGCTCCTCGCTACGAGAGTTCGGCTTCATCAATCCCGTGATCATCGACCGTGACTTTGGCGTAATCGCCGGCCACGGTCGTATTCTTGCGGCGAAGGAGGAAGGCATCGCGGAGGTTCCGTGCGTCTTTGCCGACCATCTGACAGAAGCGCAGAAGAAAGCATATATCCTCGCCGACAACAGAATGGCGATGGACGCAGGATGGGACGAGGAGCTTCTGCGCGTGGAGATCGAAGCTCTGCAGGCGGAGGCGTTCGACCTGTCCCTCACGGGCTTTGACGAAAAGGAACTGTCCGACCTGTTCAAGAGAGACGGGGATGTGCAGGAGGACGATTTTGATGTGGATGCGGAACTGGAAAAGCCCACATTCTCCAAGAGCGGCGATGTATGGACGCTCGGAAGGCACAGGCTTGTATGCGGCGATTCCACGAAAGCGGAAACCTTCGACACGCTCATGCAGGGACGGAAGGCAAACCTTGTGGTGACCGATCCTCCGTATAACGTGAACTACGAAGGGACTGCCGGGAAGATCAAGAACGACAACCTTGCGGATGAGAAGTTTTATCAGTTCCTCTTCGATGCATTTTCCAATATCGAAAAGGTCATGGCGGACGATGCGTCCATTTATGTGTTCCATGCGGATACCGAGGGGCTGAACTTCAGAAAGGCGTTCGCAGATGCGGGATTCTATCTTTCCGGCTGCTGCATCTGGAAGAAGCCGAGCCTGGTGCTTGGGAGAAGCCCGTACCAATGGCAGCATGAGCCTTGTCTGTACGGATGGAAGAAAAGCGGCAAGCACCAATGGTACGCCGACCGCAAGCAGACCACGATATGGGAATTTGAAAAGACCAAGAAGAACACGGATCATCCGACCATGAAGCCCATACCGCTCCTGGCGTACCCGATACAGAATTCTTCTATGAGCAACACGCTCGTCCTCGATCCGTTCGGCGGCAGCGGCTCCACGCTGATCGCCTGTGAGCAGACTGACAGGGACTGCTACACCATAGAACTGGACGAGAAATACTGCGATGTCATCGTGAAGCGGTACATCGAGCAGGCCGGCTCTGCGGACGGCGTTTCCGTGGAGAGGGACGGCAAGACATACACCTTCGCAGATCTGGAGGTGTCCGATGAATAAACTGACGCTCGGCAGCCTGTTTGACGGCTCCGGCGGTTTTCCTTTGGGCGGCTTGATTTCCGGCATTGCTCCCGTGTGGGCATCGGAGATCGAGCCGTTTCCTATTCGGGTGACCACCAAACGGCTGCCTTTTATGAAACATTACGGCGATGTTTCCAGGATGGACGGCGGGAGCATCGAGCCTGTGGATATCATCACTTTCGGTTCGCCTTGCCAGGACATGAGCATCGCGGGCAAGCGCGAAGGGCTGGACGGCAACCGCTCCGGCCTTTTTTATGAAGCCGTCCGAATCATCAAGGAAATGAGGTGCGCCACCAATGGCAAATATCCAAGATACATCGTGTGGGAGAACGTCCCCGGAGCATTCTCCTCAAACAAAGGAGAGGACTTCCAATGCGTCCTCGAAAGCGTCTGCCGCATCGCAGACGAAACCGTATCTGTCCCTTCGCCTAAGAAGTGGCAGAGCGCGGGAAGCATCGTGGGAGACGGTTACTCCGTTGCCTGGAGAGTGCTTGACGCTCAGTATTGGGGAGTTCCCCAGAGAAGAAAGCGCATCTACCTTGTCGCAGATTTTGCAGGCGGGAGTGCCGGAAAAATACTATTTGAGTCAGAAGGCGTGTCTGGGTATTCTGCGGAGGGCTTCCGCGCGTGGCAAGGAGCTGCCGCTGATGCTGGCGAGGGCTTTGGAGAGACAGGCACTTTCTGCCTGAACGACCAGGGCGGGCAGCGGATGGACTTGACCGAGGATGTGACGAACACGCTCCGTGCGGAAAGCCATCATCCTCCGCTTGTATTTGAGAACCACTCGCAGGATTCCAGGTACACGGGACCGCTCGATGTGGCGCAGACCGTCCTTTCCACCTTCGGCACGGGCGGCAATAACCAGCCCTTCGTGGTGGAGACGCCGAAAACGCTGAAGATTCGTTCCGGCTGCGAGGGCGGCGGCAAGGGACCGCTCATCCAGGACGATAAGTCCGCAACGCTCGGATGCAACAACGATCAGACGCTTTTCGTGCCGTCCGTGTTCGGCATCTGCTCCAAGGACAGCAACGCCATGAAGTCCTCCAATCCCCACAGCGGGATATACAAAGCGGAGACTTCACGGACGCTGGATGCGAACGGCGGCAATCCGTCCTGCAACCAGGGCGGCATGGCTGTCGTGGCTCTTGAGGGCAACGGCGCAAGGCCGTCCCATAAGGGCAGCGGATACTCCGAGGACAACGTCAGCTTTACGCTGAACGCAACGGAGCAGCACGGCGTGGCTTACGGCATCGACAGAGCTACCTATAACATGGGGCAGAATGCGCAGTTCGGGATCGCGGTCGAGGAGGAAGTCGAGCCTACGATGGTGGCGAAGGGACCGGGCGCGGTGGCGCATCCCGTCTATACCACGAGCAAGAATTCCTATCATATGGAAGCCGAGGAGGACGTGGCGAACACGCTGGTCGCTACGGATTACAAGGATCCACCGACTATCTCGGAAGAACCGTACTACATCGTCCGCAGGCTCACGCCGACCGAGTGCGCAAGGCTGCAGGGCTTCCCGGACTGGTGGTGCGATGATCTCGGCACGGCAAAGCCGTCCGATGAGGAACTGTACTATTGGTACAAGGTGTTCGAGACA